TCCACCTTGCCTTGCTATTTCTTTAATGTGATTGAATCCATCTATGAAGTCGTTTGGATTGATAGAATCTAACCATGCAGCCCAAACATGCAATGTTTTGCCAATTGGCTGTAAAACCATAAAGCCNTAATCATCGTTGTTATCGTTTGAAACTATCCAAAGCATCGCTTTTTGCGTAAANCAATCGCANTAGATNTCTTCAGCTATCCAGTCGTTGTGACCTTTNGCCCTGACCTTTTCTAGCCCTTGTTTAACNAAGTCCCAAANTTCCCGAATTTGATTAGGGTATATATAGCGTGCGTTCATCCTACAATTATATATCCGTANTCCATGTCGCTTACANAATTAGGCAGGTGNGTTATAACNGCAGAGCCTTGAGCCTTTGAGCTTATATATGGCTCGTAATGCAAGTCATCNGTGTATCCNTTNACAGCAACATANNTCATCGTGGCAATGATTGANGGAATGTCAGGCCGTGTTGGGCTTGTTAGTCCTGTAAAGTGTTCAATAGTGACGNCAGTGTCAGTTGTACACCACATNATCTGAACGTAATCACCAGCGTCAAGAGCGACATAAAAATTTAATCCAGCAACCAATCTAAAAGGCACGTTATTACTATCTCTTGGCTCAAGGGTAAATCTTGAATTGCTATCTGCTATGTCAGTGCCGTTTTTACGAAACCAAATATCCACAACCTCTTGGGCATTGGTAGAATTATTAAGCTGTGCAGAAAATTGCAAGTTATACAACCCAGCAACTTGAACAGTCAGTTCTGTAGGATTNACGCCATCGCTTTCTACGCTTGTCATGTAGTTAAAATCAGAATCACTAAACTTCATNGCATAGGCNGTTGTCGTATTAGCAGCACTCTGATCTGTTTCATCATGCCAAGCNCCGTAAGGNANGTATTGTGCAGCAGATACATCATTGATTGGCGTTAAAATAATTACAGAGTCATANCCAATGCGCTCATTAAATATTGTTGTANTAGTTGCGCCGCNTGTATCTAATGTAATAAANCCAGCGTTATTACTTTTGCCATTCATTAATTGACGCACGACTTCCGATATTTCACGTTGCGTTCCACCATTAAAAGGCAGCGTCCTAAACTGAACCTTAGTACCTACTGTCATCTTATGCCCTGAGGTGCTAATTCAACATCAATCGCAACGGCGGTTGTCCAGTCTCCTGTTGGGATTAGTTTAATCCTATGAAACCTGCCACTAGAACGCATAGGAACACGCCCCTCGCTGTTTGCTGTAGTTGTAGTGCCAAAGTTAATTGAATCACTTAAAACGTCTCTGGATGCTATTGAAATGCTTGCAGAGCCATTGTCAATGTAAGGTCTGCTATATATTGCAACGCTTCTTTGTCCTTGTAGCTGTACGTCACCAGTAGTTAAATTAGCTGGAAGGTTTGGACCATCAACTGTAACTATCTGATTCCCTCTTACGCCAGCCAACAGTAAATCTCCACCAGACCAAACACGACTATCAAATGTGCGGTCAATAGTGTCCACAGTGCCGTAAGCATCAAGACCTTCTAATGTAACGCCAGCCGTTGCTAAATCAGCGATAGCATCAATGTTGGCTCTAGCGTATGTCCACCTACCTAAGTCAATAGAATAGATAAGCTGTGCAGGAGTCCCATCTGTAGCAAAATAATTCCATACGACTAACTTTTTAATTGGATCAACGGCTGCTGACATTTCCTCTAATCTATTGCCAGATACGTCATCAAAAAAGAATCGGTCAACTTTTTCTGTGCCTATTGGCTGAACAGATTGACCATCACATTGATAGAATCCGTTATCAGACAAGAAATAAGTAATGCCCTTGTATTGAGTAACCGAACCAGAAGCAAAGCATCCTACGCCACGAGAGATATTGTCAAACTGAAAGAACAACGGCGAACCTATATAAGTCATTCGCACAATTGATCGTTCCAATAAAACAATACCAATTTCACCACCAGTTAATCCGATTATGTCACCACCGTCTGCAATAATTTGGAAGTCAGATTGAGAAGCTGCGCCTGGTGTCCAATTTGTTTCATCGTTGATGTCAGACCAATAAACTTTGTTAGCGTCTGTAGAATCATTTGCAGCAACAACGAAGTCACGAACCACTGTAACAAACTTAGCCGTAGGTGCAGCAGCATCCAAGTCAGCGAACTGAGTAGAAGTGCCTAGCGTCCAGCCCTGTAAAATATCAGTTCCGTTAGCCGCAATCACCACCTTGCCGAATTGTGTAAAGTCCCACGATGTTGCGGTATATCCACCCATCTGAGAAACATCATCAAGGTCAAGGTCATTAGCATCATATTTAAATAGTTTTGACGCACCACCAGCAAATAGTGTTGTAGAGCCTGATGTCTTGCCAGCAAAACAAGTTAATAACGGTTCACTTGCCGCATCGCTTAAAACTACGGCAGACGGGAACGGGGCATACCCTGCTGCAACAGGATAGACGTTAGTTGCTTCTGTCAATGCGCCAACCACGCCAGGACGGTCAGGCAACCATTCAGCCATATCAAGTTTAATCAGCATTATCGAGCCACCACAGCAATTGAAGTGTTAGGCGTGTTTTTACCTTGATCGCTTGCATAGATGTTCTGGATAGAACGGTCATACAAATTAGCCCATGTAGCAACACGCGCATCATTCATTAAATAAGTCTCAGCCTCTGCTAGTGACGCATATAAAAGAGCATCAGGATAGTTATTAAGAAATACGTTTGATGTATTGCTGTCTGATAGATACGGAGGCTTTGTGTAATACAGTATCTGCAAATCGCTTGTTACGTTAGGCGTTGGTGCAAAGTGAATCTCGTTGGCCAATATAGTAAAATAAGCAACTGAGCCGCTAGTCTTTGTGATTCTGTTGCGAAAGAACAAGTCAGGTGTTTGGTATTGAATATCATCCACAGGGTTGCTATCAAAGTGCAATTCGCGCATCTCAAGAAAGTCAGCGGGCAACGTTGCTACGTTATTAGTCAATGTCAAGGTTGTATAACTTAACATTTCATTAGTGCGTAGCTCACGGCGTAAACGATTCTCAGCAAATGGGATAAAAATATCCTGAATCTGAGATGTTAAATCTGTGCGCGACAGATAATTGGATATTGCCGTCTGTAGTGCGCTATATGTTGCGATTAGTGCCATAGAGTTGCCCTCTTATACGTTGCCAGCATTTATCCATCTCATCTTTATGCCATTCTGCTGCAGCAAGTGAGTGTAACCAGCGGATGCGGTCTGGATAAACTAGGTTGTCGATGTTTTCTATCTTATTTGATACAGGAATTGCAGGGCTGTGCTGTGAAACTATGACAGGAACGCCATGAATCATAGCCTCAACCTCTGATACGCTACCAAAACTAACTAAACAGTGCGCGTTTTTAAGATGCTCACCAAGACTGCCTTCGCTTTTATGCTTAACGATTATTTTTTTATCACTGAATAACCTTATTCTATGAATAGCCTCGTCAGTCCACTTATAAGCGTTGTATATTTTAGCTATCTTATCGGCAGGCGGTATAACAATGATGTTATCGCCCTGTTGCCATTTTCTTACCTTTGGAATCTTGCGGTCACTATCCCGCCAATCGGTGCAATGATAGTTACTAACGCAAAACCTAGCCCATGAAAGGTTTATGTCTCGGTTGAAATAACCGTGATCTATTAATATATAAGGATGGTTGCGTTTCCTGCATTCAATCTGTATATCATCGGCTCCGTGTAAGTTGCCAACAATTACTGGTATTGATTCGCCATTCCACTCTTTAACTAAACTTCCTTTACAAGCCTCTGCAAAGCGTTTTAAGCAGTTATCTCGCCTTTCAACACCTGACAGTATCAATTCGATTGATTTCACGCTCTATAGCCTCTAAAACTTGTTCTGGCGGGATGCTTTGAGCTATTTTCTTGCAATGCTCGCAAACTTTGTAATAAGTTCCGCAAGGATCACCACCGTCATGAATGTTTATGTGTGAATCGTATCCTAGATGCCTTGGGCTAGTGAATCCAGTCCAGATAACTACGGCGGGAATGCCAAGTGCTGCGGCTGCATGATGTAACGCGCCATCAGTGCCTACAAATAGCTTTGCCCCAGCCAAAACAGATAACGCTTCTCTAAATGACGCTGTGTCAACTTTTCTTGTTTTTG